CCCCTATCTTTTAAAATTTGTTGAAATTCTTTCATTGTCATAATAATTATGATACAAATATAATTTTAATAGTTGAAAATATCAAATTCTCTTTTTATATTTGTTTAATCTTATTTATGTGTTAGAAAATGCTTATTGTTTGCCCTGTTATCCTATAAGATAATAGGGTTTTTTAATTTAAAGTATGGATAAAAAGTATATTTATTTAATCGCTGGGAGTGTTTTCTTTGTTCTTAGTGTTGTTTATATCGTCTGGAATCAAACCAATGTAATAAATAAAATTTTCTTAGATCATCGAGACCAATTACAGAATGAAATCAAGGCCATTCAAAACGAAAGAATGATTTTAAAACGTACTATTGATAGTCTTGAGTTAAAGATCAATGCCGAAAAAACAGATTTATTAAACGATATAGACAATTTTTTAAAAAGTCATGGTAAAAAATAGTTTTTTTTTATTCCTGTTTGTCAGTTCTGGTTTATTTGCCCAGTCTGAATTGGATAAGTGCGTTAATTTATTACAAAGGTCGCAGTCTATGATTGTTAAACAAGATAGTTTAATAAACCTTTTAAAACAAGATCTGCGCCTAAGTGAGTTATCAAATAACGTGATAAGAAAACAGAATGAAAATAGTGAGATAACGGTCAAATATTTGAATATAGAATTGAATAAACAGAAGAGGTTAAAAAAGGTCTGGCAGATTCTGGCCGTCTCTGGTGTGGCTGCCTGTCTTACTACTACTGTTTTATATATGGCAAAATAAAAAAGGCGCAGATGTCTTTTTCACCTGCGGCCTTTGAATGCGAATATCAAATAACACTGCACAAATATAAAATTATTTTTGTAATAATGCCCTGTTTACTGCCCCGTAACATAATTTATTTACCTCTCCGAGAAACCAATCGACCTGCGCTGGAGGTAATAATAAATAACCGCCATGAGTTCAGTCATTGCCCCTACGTTTTCAAAGTTAAAAGACTTTAGTTCCTGAAATTGATCCTTTGTTGTTTTGGATTCAAGACTTTTGAGAAAATTCATCATTGTATTTCTGAGTGCCTTGTATCTCATTTTATCGTCAAACCTCATTACATCTGGATTGAGTTCTGTTATCGCGTAACATGCCGCGTTTAAACATGAGATTAGTAAATAAAGGTCTGCGGCTCTTTTGCTTCGTTCTGTTGTCATATTTTTAAAATAATGTTGGATAAATTTTGTTAGCTTTAGTTTTTGCAAATCCGAATTCGGCTAAATCTTGCATTATTTGTTTTTCAGTATTTAACCAATTTAATGCTTTTGTGTAAAATTCTTTTTTAATTTCAAATCCGTATGCTTTTCTTTTTAACCTTTCAGCGGCCACCAATGTAGAACCAGACCCAGCTACTGGATCAATAACCACATCTCCTTCATCTGTAAAAAGTTCAATTAAAGTTTTTAATAATTCTATTGGTTTTTGTGTTGGGTGTAATTTTTCATTTTCATTATCTCGAGGCCAGTCAAAACAATTAAAAATCATTTTACCTTTGTTTCTGAATTTAGGCAACTTTTCGCGATATAACAATAATCCGTATTCGCAATTACCCACCACTTTCATATTGGCTTTTAAAACCTGAGCCGAGAAGTTTTTTCTAAATACTAAATTGATATAGTTGTTTAATCCGTAACGTTTGGCAAGTTCTATTAAAGCGAATTGTTGTTCAAATTCGCAAAAAACAATCATGCAAGGCGCATCGTTTTTTTCTTTAGGCTCTTTTTTCAACATAGTTGAGCAAAAATGCATAAATTCTGCGGGTCTAAAATCGACATCTGTATCAAAAAATTCTTTTCCAGCCAATTCAGATTCACCGTTTTTATTATCGCCGTCTTTATACCATGCTGGATTACTTGCATAGGCATTATTACCTAAATTATAAGGAATATCAGCAATGATTAACTGAGCCTTTGGAATCTGATAACCTTTATAGTTTTGAAAATGGTCTCTATATATCATTTTATTTGTAGATTTGATTTTGTTACTAATAAAGCGCCAGAGATGATTTCGCCCTGTTCTATTGCTTTTTTTATACGGGTTTTATCAGGGTTAATTTCAATTTTCTCTTTTATATACTCCTTTGGTATCTCATTGAGATCTGTAATTTCGACAGATTTTGATGTTCGAATTGAAATTTTATGCAATCCTGTTTCAAAATCACCAAATTGATAAACTGCCATTGTTAGATAATTTTTTATTTGAGCAATTTCTCTTTCTGTTTTTAATTTCATTCCTCGAAGGCGTTCCATCTCCGCGTCAATATTTTCAATTAAATTTTCTTTATTCCTGATCACGTAAATATATGCCTTAGCTTTGTTGTTTAGTTCATCGCGACTGTTTATATAGGCATCATGTAAATCATCGTTTAAATCGCCGTTATTTTGCTCAATAAGGCTAATAATGTTTTGGTATTCGCTACCAATTTCAAAAATATTCATTGTTTGCTTTTTTTAAATGTGTTTCAATAATGATGTCGATTTCTTTTTCTTCCATGTTGAGAAAGGTGGCTAATTCTTCGGTATCCTCAAATTCCTGTTCGCCTATTGATATGCTCTGAATCTCGAATGATTCATCTTCGGCTGGCTCCTCTAAGGTCGCTGGATAACCTTTGAGATATATAGCGTCGATTGTGATATAGTGACCTTTGAATTTAAACTTTGCCGTAATCATATTTTAATATTTATAGGTTAAAAATTGCAGTTGTTCGGATACTGCACCCCGTTTGTTTTTAATATTGAGATCTTCTGTAATAATCTTCATCATTATCTACCTCAACATAAACTGGCTGTTCCTCTTGACCATACATTTTTAAATTTTCAATTTTATTATGGCATTCATCCCAGAGGAAACCATTAGGAAAATTGTTTTCTACTTCATATCTCTGGATTGTTCTTAATTCTGCAACTCTGTTTTCAATTTTGATTTGTTCTTTAACTTTTTTAGTGAGTCTCATAATCTTAAATTTTGTGTGTTATAAATTGCTTTGCTTAATTGTTATAACAAAAATACTATAACTTTTTAAATTACACAATAGTTGACCTAATTTTTTTTAAATTTTTTTTAATTTTTTTTCAAAATCGATAGAAAACAAGGCTAATTTATAGGCATCGCGCTTGTCTTGCTCAGAAATTAATCCTTTGTAATTAAAAAAAACTAAATGTTTAAAGTGTTTTGAATATAATCTGAGTTGATTATCGTTCCACTTTTCGCCTTTTGCTTTTGGACTGATCTCAAAAACGTAATTACCAAACATTTTTTTTAAAATCCTGTATGTTGCTTCGGATATTGCCTGATTCATTCCAACGTGACGGCTTTTTTTTGCAATCTCTGGTTTACTTCCTCGCATGTCAAAGGTGTGATCCTGAAGATAAGAGTTTTCGACTGTATAAATTGCGAGAGGCGCGGTAAAAACCCAGTCCAGAAAGGCGGTAAAATCTTTAAAAATGATAAAATCGACCTCCGACTGTTCGTTAATTATGCAGATTACAAAGCCGTTTTTTCTGAATGCTGGATCTATTCCGATATAAATCAAAGTGAATCCAATTTTTGTAGTTTATAATGTTCAATTATCTTGCCTATATGCTGCCAGTAATTCCCTGCACCGTACCCGCGTAACATCTGCCAGATTTTGTACCCTTTAAACGTTGCCTGTTTGTAGTGTGAGGCTAAAAAATAGGCATGATCAAAATACCCCTGTATTACGGTAGAATATTTGCGCCATTCCCCTCCTGCTCTATCTGTAAAACAATCGCCGCGAAAAGCCTCTGGATAATATTTAATCCCGAAGTGGTTATTTGAATGCATACCAATGTAAGAAACACCGCCCCCAGATTCGGCCAAAGCCTGTGCCATCTGTACTGAGGTCGGCACACCGTAAATGTACTCACAAACCTTTGCAACGGGATAATATTTCGTTATATATTCTGTTTGTGTCTGTGGGTTAAGAAACAGAACTAAAGCGATTTTATAAATTATTGCTGACATACCTATATTTTTTTGCTAAAGCGTTAATAAATGCTGAGTGCGCCTCTTCTGGTGTCTTATAGAAACAATTTCCGAGCCTGCTATCTATGATCATATTATCTTTTCTTTCAACGTGGAAGCACCATCTACCATCTGATAGTTTTATAAGTTCGACTACAAAATCTCGATAACCAAATTTCACGTTTGCATAATAAGCAATATTACCATTTAGGCCAGTATGACATTTGTAATATTCGCAATCCTTTACATATAAAACCTCTTTTTTGTGATTACGAGGTCTAAAAAATTTAACCATGATTTTTATTTTAAAAATTCCCAAACAAATAATTTTGAATACATCGCCTCACATTTTGACTGATAGGTCTGGTTTCCTGCATCCTCAAAACTTTTTAATAGTTCTTTGTTGTGCCTTGCATCTACCATATTTGTAAAATCTGCAGCCTTTTTTTGTGTCTCTCGTTTTACTAAATGTTTAGCCTGTTCCCAGAGTTTAGTTTTTGTCTCATCATCAAGTTGAATGATGCCGTTATCAATTAAGATTTTCGGCCAGTGGATTCTTATCTCATCGTGACTTTTATATTTACGCGGAAGACCTTTTTTAACGTTTTCAAGTTCGGTTTTGAATTCCTTAATTACTTCCTGTCTGGCAATGAAATTTTTGTGATCCACCTCATTGACGAACGATTCGCCTCGTATGTTTTTCTGATGTTGTTCGTTTACTTCTTTATATGCCTGATTCCTTACTTTAGAATAAGCCGTTAAAATATCGCCTAACATAGAAATATTAAACTGACCGTAATAGGCTTTCATGTTTACGTTCTCAATTTTATTTGCCGCGCATAGTTCAAAGGCCTGTTTAATTTCATTGACCCCTAAATTATAAAAGTGATCATAAATAAAAATTACTGATTCCTGTAAAATCTGATAGTTAAAATCGCTTTTCTTTATTCCACAATAAAGTTCTGCGCATAGTGGAAGAGTAACCGATAAAGAGTCAATTAAAAATTGTTCGTCAGTTGTTCGGATTGGATTCTCAAAACCTTTAATTACGTTTTTTAAGTAGTCCCCTTTCAATGAAGCGGTTTGTAGCCCCTTCTCTAATGTCAAGAATAAACTGTTCCCTACCTGCTTGTGTGTCTGCATAATTTCCTTTTGCATCTTTAACTAAATTTTGATTGTTTGTAAATTGTTTTAAAAGTTCGTCGTTTATGAAAGTTCCCTGCCAGCCGTTTGCGATTGCGTTTTCAATACTTGCAATCACAATTTCCTCTCCGTATTGTTTCAATTCCTTTGCAAAGTTTTCAATTTTCTGGTTTATACTCTTGTCTGATTTGAACGGCTTTTTTATCTCTTTCCTGTATTCGATAAAGTCCGTAACTTTTTTAATTAACATAGGAGAAAATTCAGAGGGGAAAACTAAAGTTGATTTTGAAGATTTGTAATTTTTTTTTCTTTCTATTAAATCAGTGTTTGTTTTTTCTTTTTCAGTGTTTTCTTTAAAATCAGTCTTTACTATATGTGGCAATATTTCAGAAGTTGGATAATTTCCGATGTCGGATATTACCGAACTACCAAAATCTTCCGAGTTCGGTAAATTTTCAGATACGGTTTTTGGCTCTTCATTAAATACATATTCGCGCCCGTTAAATATCTTTTGCCCTTTTTCGTTTGTAGTAACAATTGTTTTAATTTCTACATATCCAATATTTACCAATTCTTTAAATGCTTGGTCAATAGCATTTTTAGAAGTCGTAATACTTGCATCTGAAAAACGTTTGTAAATTTCATTTTTATGAGCCTTCCAGCCGTCTGGTTTACTCATTATATAGGTAAATATACCCAATGAAATTGCGCTTAAATTACGGTCAATTATAGGGTAATTTGAAAGCGTTGTATATGATTTTCTGTTTACTCTGATGTTCATAATTTAATAAAATTAAAATGTTTTTCAACCATATTTAAAATATCATTTAAAATTTCGGAATGCAACCATTTATCTTGAAAGTGATATCCATTTTCAATAATTGATTCAGTTAAACAATCAGTAATAATTTTAAAATTATCACCTTGATAAACTGCACAAATTTTCATTTTGTACGGGTTCCCCTCTTGAAGTTCATCGTAACGTTCCTTAATAGTTTTTTCTGTGGCTTCAATACTAAAATATTCGCCTGCTTTTAAAATAAAACAATATCCCATAGTTTTTAAAATAATTAAGCCTCAGAAAAATTAGTACGGTAGCAGACGTACTAATCCCTGAGGCTTGTTTAAATCTTTTTTAGTCGCTGCTACACAACCATTTCGATTAACAAATATAAGAATAAATTTCTAATTATGACCTATTAAGACCAAAAAATCTTCAAAAGTCTTAGAACTTTTATAGGCAGAATAAAGGTCTTTTCGGATTAAGGCGTCATGGCGTTCTAAGTAAATAAATTTTACTTTGTCTATTGTGCAACCGCCATAAATACGAGATACCATTTTATAGCCTGTATTACTAACGTTTAATATTACTTTCATTCTTTTATAAATATTCCGTTTTTAGTAGTTCCTTTCCTGTCTTTAATCTCGTGCCATGCGGCCTCCAGACAATGGTCTACATCAAGCTGATACTGTTTAGCCAAAATTATTAAAACTACCTGTATATCCCCGATAGAATCAATAATTTTAATAAGGTCGTTTTTGGCTATACCTGCGGCAAGTTCTCCGACTTCCTCAACTAACTTTGTAAACTGTTTGTGATTGTTTTCTGGCTTTAGAAGATCTCGATTCTTTGCCCAGTTAATAATATTTTCTTTCATTTTAGAGTCTTAACAGATTATAAATTTCAAACCAATAGTCAAAGTTATTAGTAATTTCTAAATTACTATTATATTTTTTCATATTTAATAAAACGTGTTTAACTGTTAAGAGTGCGCATTTTCTGTAGTTGTTGTCAATATCGGTAGAACATTGATTTTCGCCTGTCAGAATATATTTAAACTCCTGTATTAACTGATCTGCTTTTTCCTGTGGTGTCATATTTTTATTTTATTTTAAAGTATATAAATACAATAAGAAAATTTATATAATATTTTCATAGGTTTTACTGTAATATTGTTCTGAATCTTTTGTAGCATCAATTATTTCACCTAATTCATCAGCCACACCTTGACCATAAGCTAATTTAATCTGCTCTTTTTCCATTTCTTTTGCTTTTTCAATGTCTTTTTTCCAAGCTTCTGTATGTTCACCACATATCTGCTCAATTAACCATTCTACTGCTGTTCTCGTTTTCATGTTGTTTGTTTTAAATGTTAAAAAATATCCGCCATAACGTGAGGCTTAGCGATTAGTTACCTGACTACATAGGTACAAATTGTCCCCTTGTTATTTATCTAATTTATAAAGTTTATAATATTCGATCACTTTGATTAAACCTGTAGCATATTTCTTTGATGTCGCGTATCCGCAGCGTTGTAATTCCTTTGCCCAATGTTTATAATCCTTACTTTTAAAACAACTTTTGTAACGATCCCTAAGTAAAACCTTTGAATGTTCCCTGTAAGATTCCCAAGCCGAATCAAATATCCTAAACATGTCATAAATATCGTCATCGGCATAATTTGCACATCTGCACCCGATACATTTACTGTAACATTTTATTCCGAAGTGGTTATTGTCACGTTGAGCCATTTTTGACCTGCCAGCGTTACTTTCCATTATACCCTGTGCCAGAGTAATCGAGGCTGGAATGCCGTATTTTTTCTGTTCTGACAATGCCACATCTTTAAACCTTTCGATATATGCCTCAAAAACGTCTTTATTTTCGGTTTTAAGCGACTTTTTTACTACTTCCGTAGTATTGACCGCACTATCTTGTAAAGTTGTCTTAAAAGGCTGTTTTTTTGATTTGGTTTGAATATCTTTTTTTTGATTCTGATCCTGTAATGGCGAATTAAAATTCAAATAAGCCGTACAATAAAGAAAACAACCAGACATAAACATAAATATTAGTTTCATTTTTTGATATATTTTTGTTTTTTACCTCTGATTTCATTGGCAACCTCTTTAAAAAGTTCCATTTCATCAAATTTTAATTTTTGTTTCATTAAATAATCTAATAAAGCGCAACAGATGGCGGATTGAGTTAACTTTCTGGCAGTCGGTTTACTTAGTTTATTTGCCATATATGTAACTTCCAGAACCTCATTTATCTTTAACCCAGATTCAGCGATGACCTCAATCACAGCCGTAAGCGTTTCGACCTTGTTACATTCAAAATATGCCGATAGTGTCTCCAAATATTCGTTCAAATATTCGGGTAAATGTACAATTATAACCTTTCGGCTGCCTTTTTCGTTGTTACCTTTTATCAAATCAGGGGAGGCAATGTTTAAAGGCATCGCCACCCTGTAAATGAAACTAATCGCGGACCTTGAAAACTTACAATTAACCTGCATCGTTTAACGTATTATCTATAAATTCTAAATGTGGTTTACTTATTTCGTAGTGTTGAGTCAAACTCTGACGTTTATCTGGATTCTTTTTTAACCATTCTATTAACTTATTGCACTCATCTATCGTAGTGACTTTCTTTTTTTGAGGTCTTAATAGTTCGTTTGTGATATGGCCAGAACTTTGGCCATCATCATCGTTATCCGCACTTATTGCAAGCATGGCGCAAACTTGATAACGTTTAGCGTAAGTAATCCCACCGCCCAGATTCTGAAGATCATTGGTTCCTTTGTTACCTGACATTGGGTTAAATGGCATTTCGGTTTTGATAAACTGCCCAGAAATATGATATAAAACAGATGTAAGGTAAGATCCTGTAAGGCTCTGAACAATAACAAGGTTGTTTTTGCTTAGAATCGGTCGGATTGTGTTTAAAATGTTGTCTAAGGTCATGTAAGCGTTTCTTAAATGCTCATTCTTTTTATCTTTTTTCAAGCTGATTTCGTGAAAATCCTTTTGAAAGTTGATTAAAGCCTCAATTAAGAGGCTTATATTATCGCTTTGCTTGTATTCCATTGTTTTAGTTTATAATATGTTAAATAATTTCTGTAATTCATCTTCCTGCGCGTAAAGGTGTTGGAGTTCCTCATCTGTATACGGCCTTTGTATTTCCATATTTGACAATTCAATGTCTAAAATATTACCGTCATAGTCGCACCAGTAAACATTGCCTTTAGTCGATTGGAAAAAAATACCACTTACTGAGATAATTTTTTCAACCACAAACCAATCGGTCAAATTATTTAAGTTTTCTTTGTTTAGATCAAAGGCTTTTTGACTTTTAAATCTTGCCCAGAAGAATTTTTCTTGTTTCATGTTGTTAATATTTATGTGTTAAAAAATATTTGCAGTGTAAGATGCTGCGCCCTGTTATTTTTATAAATTTATTTTAATCATTCCGCTTCCTTCAACTGTTTCAAAAGCATTAACTCCTGATAAATTCAAAGCTTCGATCATTTCTTTTGTTTTTATTCCATAGGTTTCAATTCCTATTACGTTACCATATTTAAAACATTGAAAATGTCCAGTCCTTACTCTTGTATATTTACCATTTATTTTTTCAGAATAAGTTTTGAATGCTTTGAATCCTGATTTGTTAAGTATTGAAGAAATTTTTTGTGTTTTCATAATTTTAAAATTTTGTGTGTTATTTAATTCCTTATTTGTTGTAACAAAAATACTATGACTTTTTTAAATAAACAAGTGTTTTGTAAAATATTTTTAAAAAAATTTAAAAAAAATAAAAAAGGCAGCCGATAACCGACTGCCTAATCTAAATAAAACACCCTATTTAACACCTTCTTTATGTCTTGATAAAATATTTATAATGGAAGTAAGCAGCCCAGCAGAAGATCATCGCAAAAGATAAATGCACTAAAAAAGCGGCATCGTTGGAATAAGTCATAAAATCATAAAGGCAACCAGACGCGCCAAGAGATAAGGCAACCCGAACAAATAAACGTTCTAAAATATTTAATTTTCTGATTCTTCCTTTCTCGTTATACACAAAGTAAATAAAGAATATTAAACTAATGGCAATAATTAGATTAGATCCGCTATTTATTATCTTTATCAGTTCCATCTCCTTTTTTGATTTTATCTGTTAAATATTCTGAAATAAATTCAACCCCTTTAACTCCTAAAAAGCCAAGAATGAAAGCTATTGACATTTCATATTTATTATCGATTCTTAAAAATTCTATGAATACTGGAGTTAAATAATTAGCATTTGCTACACCTGTAACAATAGCAAAAAAAGTAGTCCTTAGATTAGATTTTTGTTTCTTACCTATTAAAATAAGACTACCAAAAAAACCAGCGACTGAAATCCCTATATTTATTCCTACCTGTTCAAAAAATTCTTTCATTGAAATTCTATTGTTTTAGGTTTATATTCTATTAAAGGTAAATTTTTGACCCACATAAATGAATCAATAATACAAGATTCTATTTCTTCAGTACTAATAATCCAATTATCATCCGCATCTTGAATCGGGTTAAAATAAGAATCTGGCGCAAATAATTGCCCATTTATTTGGTTGTATTGTTCTATTGTTAAAAGTCCTACTAAAATCATACTTGTCTGCTTAATGTAGTTTGAAAATTTTGAACAATAGTATAAAAGTTTGCGGCCTCAGTATCATCTAATCCGTCACCAATGCTCGAAAATGCACAATTTTTTTGACTAAAATCAGTAATTGAACCTTGATTATTCCACGCATTTAATAATATTGATAGATTCGAAGTTATACCGCTGCCAAATGTACCGTTTGCAACTTTAATATTATTTTTCCATCCGTTTATTACACCTACCGCAGTACGATTAGACATATAAAAACCTTTTGAATCCGTGTTAGTATATGTAATATAAGAAGCTGGCGAATTAACTCTAAAATATGCGTTGCCATCGGAATATTTAATTATTAATAAAGTACCGCCTTGATTTCCTACCACGTTAGTGCCCATTTCTACATTTCCGCTATTGACCTGAGTTGTTCTACTATAATATGAAATATGTGTACTATTAAGGTTTAAAACATTCGAAGGTATCAAATAACTATTTGCGTAACCATTAACAGCGCCTATAATTCCGTTTATTGTATGAGTTATGCCACCATGAAAAGTTAATCTGAAAGCAGTGTTTGTGTCTTGAGGGTCTTTTAAATTCCATTTGTGAGTTGTAGCAGTTCCCCCTACAAACGGATAAACAGCTTTCATTTTATTCCATAGGTTATTACCTTTTAAATCTAAACAAAGCGTATTGATCGCAGCTGAAATTGTGCTGTCTGTTATTCCTGTCGCGGTTAAAAATGCCTGTGCATCAGGATCAATAGAAACAAATATATAAGGGTTTATTATCATGACCTATATCCGATTAAAGTTACTTTTAAACCTGCAGCAGTACCGTTACCTACTTGATCAATATCTATTGTAATTTCTTCGTCATCATTTATTCCGCTTGTTACAATAGTCGCTGGTGTTGCCGCTGTTACAGATGTATTTTCGTTATTGTCAATAGTCAACTTTGTTCCTAAAATAGAATTACCGCTGGCGTTTATGTCTACTGTAAAAATTGACCCTGAGGTTTGTGCTTTTGTCAAACTTGCTCTTACTTTAGTTATTGTAAAACGTTCTGGACTTCTGAAAGTTACTTTTTTAACTCCCGTAGTAAGTGCCGTCGTTTCATCACTTGCAGCCACTTGAATATCAAAAGGAAGACCAATAAAAACACCCGCATCTGTTAAAGTTAATCTGTCAACATTATTAGTTTTTAAAATTATGTCCCCATTTCCTAAAGCCTCAAAAGTAATATTTTGATTATTCTGACCATGAATCAAAGGTACTTTGTGGATTTCCCCTCCTGTCATGTCAATCGTATTACCATTACAGTTTATTGATCCTACTGGATTAAGTGTTAAATCTCCTATTGCTGTAATAGTATCAACATTTAATAAATCATTATTATTAACGTTTATATCATTACCACCTGCTGAATTTCCTACGGTTAAAACCTGATCTAAATTTTGAGATGTACCCCCACTTAATTCAAAAAAAAAAGAACTCGATAAGAGATTTATAAGATCGTAAGCATCGCCAGTAAATGCAATCGGTACAGATGGCTCAACCTGCGTAAATTTAACCTGACTGGCAAAAATAGATTTCCATTGGTTGAAACCAAATTTAATTATTACCTCGTCATTGTTTTTAACCTCTAAAGCATTAACGTTAACAAAAGAAAATAAAATTAAATTTGTTGAACTGTCTGCAAGTACGACATTTCCAGCCGTCTGTTTAATAATTGTGTAGTAGATCATCGGTAAAATATTATATTAGTTGATGGATTTCTTTTGTTTTTGCAAGTGTTACAATATACCCCGTAAATTGAATAATAATTGCACATATAAGGATTAGCACCGCATCCGCAATCATCGCACTCGTCACAAGGGCATTTTGTTTTATAGTCAAATAGCGGATAATCTGATTTATTTTTGCAAAGGTATGTCAAAATAATTTCTTTCAAATTATCTATCTTTTGCATCGTGGTGTCCTGCATAATCTTAAAAGCAGAAGCGCCACCGTTCTGGGCAAATTCAGAATCATTGACAAATATTCCTTTACTTGCAACCTGAAAAGTAACATAAGGCAAAACCTCATAATAAACACAATAAGCCGTATAACGCAATAAATAACGTTCCCATAGTATCTCGTATGCCGCTGGCGCTGGTGGTATAAACTTATCAACTAAAGCGCCTGCATCAGGATGATAATTACTTACCGCTGGGTTTTGTTGTGCGACCATATCCTGATACAAAGCATCGCCTAACAAAGGAATTAAAAAACGTTCTTCAGTGCTTGCGATATGCGGCGCGATAATGTTAATATCAAATCTTGCGTTTGTCGGCGCGGCTCGATATATTCCACTATTTACAACCTCCTGCGGCTTAATTAAAGTAAACATTATACAATAGGGTTTTGAAGTGGAGGAAATCCAATCTCAGCGCGTTGTTCGTCTATGGTCAGAACTGTTTTTATATCCAAATCCCCTGCAAATGATACGGGCATCGGCTTCGCAATATCAAGCGCCATATTTGACCAATCCTTACCAAAAAAAGCGGCGGCATCCTGTATTACTGGATTCAAAAACTTTGTTAAATACAATCTTTGTATCGGTCGAATAACGGTATTATAAACAATATCAAATTCTGATCTGATTTGTTGATTTGTTCCCAGACTGCCAGCGGTTCTCAATCCTGTTAATGAGTGAGTCCATCTATGCGCGGCAATTATAGCCGTTTGTGATAGTTCCTGTAGCTTTGCAAACTCGCCATCGTTCTTACTTTCTAATATTTGTACGTCTGCTTTATATGTTTCGTCTCTGAGTGCTTGAATAAACATTTTAGAATTATTCCCTGTACCTGTAAAACAATCTTTCATTGCTCTTACCAATGTTTCTGCTTCCTCTTGATTAGTAGATCCGAACAAAGATATTATTGCAGACGGTGTAAAACCGTTTTCAAATTTGCTTTGATTAAATTTAGGGATTCTGTATTCTAATTCAGCCCATATTTTCGCGCTGATCCAATCGGGAACGCCCCAATATGTAAGCGTTGGTTCATAATTTTTTAAGTGAACTACTGACTTTTCTACGCCGTCAATCTTTTCAAATGTCGGAAATAGTGGTAATTCGTAAGGTTTTTTAGGAGTTGTCCAATAATGTTGCTCAAATTCACTACTAATTCCAATATGTGTAGGATAAATTGCATCCTCAGCGGCTTTTTTAGGCCTGCACCACATGATCGGAAGTAACCTCATTGTATATTTCAGCGTTTTACCGACCTTGATTTTAGTTAACTCAATAAATGCGTTCCCAAACGAACAAAAATCGTTAATAACTTTGCTCGTAAATTCTTCAATATTTTCATTTTCGGCATTGACTGAGGTTAAAAACTCGTTTAATTCCTGTTCTTGTTGTAATGTAATTTCGCTTTTATCAATTATTTGTTGTCTTAATGATGTAAGCATTGACATTGTAGCCGCTGGAACAACATAGAATCCATCTCCGACCGAATAATTTACCTTTTGCTGTATAATCGCGCTTGTAGTAGGCGAATTTGTAGTGATAGCCTGTATTCTATCAAGTTGCCAAAGATCAAAAGTTTGAAAAGGGATATATTCAATGGTCGTTGTATCTAACCATTCTTTAGTTGGTTGTCTAAATATGTCATCAATCAGAAACGGTTTTATTCCTAATTGCACACCAGCCCACGCGTTAACCTTGTTTGTGTTACTCGCCTGCGGTGTCGGTTGTTTTATCGGTTGTTTTCGTCTCATTTTTGTTATCTATTTTCTTATTTGCAACTTTTTTTGTAGCCTCAACCCCTGTATGACCTAAATGGTACAGATGTTCAAGCTGTTCCTGACTTGCATCATCAAATTTAACTGCAAATTTATTACAACTAACGAAACAACCTTTAAATTTATCTTTTATTTTAAACATACTGTTTATTTTTAAAAAAGGCGGCATAATTAAACACCGCCTCCAAATTTACAAACGTCAAACAAAGGTTTATTATACTGGAATAACAACCGTGCTATCTACTGGAATGGCTAAAGTCGTACCACGTGAAACAAGTGTTACGCTGGCTTGATTCTGGTCATTTATCGCCGTTCCTGTTGTGGTTTCAAATGCTGTTAATTGTGCTGGAAATTGAATACCTGCGCTTGTTAGGCTATCAGGTGCGCCCCAGATCCAACGTGTGCCGTTATTCTCTTCATGAATAACAACAAAACCGCAACAACAGTCTTTTAATTCTACAATCAATTCTTTAACGCTTTGGTTATGGCAAGGAAAAACGCCTGTAATAGTCTGCGTTACTACCGTATTACAGTTTGTACGTTCGCCTGTTTCTACAAATGAAGCTGTTTCCTGATAGGGAACAATCTCATAAAATTTAGTAAGACCACTCATAGTAATAGCTGTCAGTTCGCCATTTACAAAGGTAAGAGAGGCAATATCGCCAACACTTGCAACCCAGAAACGATACAAACCACCTGCACAACTTAGAGAACAATCTACTGAATACCCTGTGCTTAAGCAACTCATATTATTATTTTTTTATTTATGTTTTTAAAATAAGGCGTAACCCGTTAACTGGCTACGCCCAGATAGATAGGTTTTTAGTATGCAACCGTAATAAGTTCGTTGTGCTTGTAGTTAAAACCTAAATAGAATTTCAATTTAGCCTTTAATTTCTCATCGTGCATGTCATACCAGCTGAATACTTGATTAAGTGGACTTGCAATATCAGTACCCATAACCATATTATCACGCTTAGTATAAAGCACATAGTTAGCGTTATTGATTCCCTGATAATCGAGTGCATATTGTTGCCAGTCATACATCGGCTTAACTTCGATACCGTTATAAGTCAAAGTTGCTTTTCCGTTCATCAATAATTCTAAGTGCATATTTGAAGAAATACCATTGTTTTGTAAATCTTTCAAATATTGTCTATAAACGTTAGCAGAAACAAGCATAACTTTTTCAGCCTCTGGAACTGCTGTAAGAACGTTTGAAGCGTTATCCCAAACAGCGTTTAAAAGGTCGATACCATCGCCTGCACCAAGAGGAATACCAGAATTAGAGTTAATATAAGGAACCAAGTTTTGAGCCACCAAGTTAGGCAAATAAACAGACCACATACCGTCTACGATATTAACGTCATTATTTCCACTTGCCTTGTCTCCGAAGAATGCCAACAACAAAGCCTGTTTTCTTACTGATTGCTGTAATCTGGTCATCAATAGATCCATGAAAATAGTACCATCAAGATTATCTATCTGAGTACCTTTTTTCATTAACTGTTTGTAAATAGTATCTTTAAATTCGTCAAAGCATAACTCAACGTTTGCCTTTACAAATTCTGTTTCGATACATCTTTCGAAAATGCTAAAGTTACCTTTTGGAGTCCATCCACAACCATCACCAAGTTGTAGAATGTTTTCCATTTGTCCAACGTATCCGATATTTTGCTTCTTGTTAACAAGTAGCATAGTATCAAAGATTTCGTCAACTTCAGCATCAAAAAATACTGGTTTTAGCAAAAGTTCTTGTGCCTGTTCACCAATCAAATTGATATTGAACTGACCGTTTTCATATATAGCCATAATTATTTATTTCAATTTAAAGTTTTAAAAATTAAGATTAAGCCAAAGTATAATCAATGTCAATAGTGTAAGGAGAAGTCAATCCATCGCTATTTACAGTAATAGTTCCTGTGTAAGATCCAGCAATTCCAGATGCATCAACTGTGCCACTCAAAGTAATTGATTGACCAGGATAAACAATACCAATGAATTGAGGTAGTACAAAGCTTAGAACGTCACCTGTGAAAGAAACAGAACTGATAGTAAGAACTGAAGCGCCAGTGTTTTTGATTATTACGCTGAAAGGTTCTGTAGTTCCACCAGCATCAAAGCTACCTAAGTCATAAGCGCCACCATTTGCAACACCTGTAGTTCCATCAGCTTCGAATAAAGCGATATTAGCAGCATACAAAGTAGTTGTATCAACAGTAACTGCACCTACAAAGCTATTGTAAGGGAATGTATACTCAACCATACAAGGGCAATCAACAGCTGCATTACCAAGAACCTCAATAACTACAGATACAGTCCAAACA